GTAAGACAAGATATGTCAGCCCTTGCACATACTAGAATACACATAGATGGTCTGGGACAGTTTGTAGTAAAATCAAAAGCAGTAACTAAACTAATAGATAAATACACAAGACAAGTAGCAAGTTTAGATGGATACTCAATAGCTAGTTATCATCATAAGATAAGATTAGAAACTAGATTAGAGGAACTAAATAGAATAGCTCAGGTAATAGAAGAAGAAAAGCAAGTAAAGGATAATTTTAAAAAAACTAAAAATGAAAGCACTAAAGGAAATCTGGAAGAACCGGAAGCAGATAATGGAAGGAGTTAAGAACTCTGTAATCCGTGATAAGTTTGTTGAAGAAGTAGCTATGCATAGATTGGATGTATGTAAGGGCTGCACTCACAAAGATGATGAGGGTAAGCACTGTTTAGTACCGGGAACAGCTCCTTGTTGTAATTTATGTGGATGTTCATTAGCTTTAAAGACTAGAGCTCTATCTAGTGCATGTCCGGACATGAAGTGGAATGCATTAATATCTGAAGAAGATGAAGATATATTAGATAACTTAAAAGATTAAGTCATGTATATAAACAGATCAGGAATAGTTGTATTAGATCCAACTAAGCATTTAACATCTATTACTAGTACAAGCACAGGACCTTATACAACAAGTACAGGTTCTACTAGTACCAGCATGTTATATGAGGTTGAAATCTCATATCTTAAAGATAGAGTTACTAGATTAGAACGTCAACTAGATATGAGTAACATTGCTATTCTAGCTGCTTTGCAAAAGTTTACTAAAGAAGAGTGTGATAATATCAGGAAGATGCTTGAATCAAATGATCCTGCATCAGTTGAATTAGCTAAAACCATAATAGAAGAATCATTATGTCAATAATATTCACAGCCAGTGATCATAGCTACAAAAGTGTTGATGCTGAAGATATCAAATGGATTAGTGTAACTACACTAGTTGGACAGTTCAAAGAACCTTTTAATGCAAAAGAGATTGCAGAAAAGTCTTCTAAGAATAAGAAGTCTAAATGGTATGGAATAGCTCCAGATAAAATTCAACAGTTGTGGAAGACTGAGTCAGAGAGAGCTATGACATTGGGTACATTTTACCATAATCAACGGGAAAATGATTTATGTTCTTTAGCCTCTATAGAAAGGGAAGGACTACCTTTACCAGTATACAAGCCTATAGAAGAAGGAGGTGTTAAACATGCACCAGAGCAGAAACTTACTGATGGTATCTATCCTGAGCACATGGTCTATTTAAAGTCTGCAGGTATCTGCGGACAGTCTGACTTGGTAGAAGTAGTAAATAGTAAAGTTAATATTACTGACTACAAGACTAATAAGAAAATAGATAAGGAATCATATATAAACTGGGAAGGTATTTCTAAGAAAATGCTAGCTCCTGTAGCACATTTAGATGACTGTAATTTCTACCACTATGCCCTACAGCTCAGTATTTATATGTATATTATAATAAAGCATAACCCTAAATTAAAACCGGGTAGAATGTTTTTACACCATGTAGTATTTGAAGAAGAGGGTAGAGATGAGTATGATAATCCTATTACAAAATATAGCCCGGAAGGTGATCCTATAGTAAAAGAAGTTATACCAATTGAGGTACCCTATTTAAAAGCAGAAGTAATTAACATAATAAACTGGATACATGACAACAGACATAACCTCAAAAGCAAGTGAGTGGGTTGAGTGCATACTCATAATGGAAAATCAAAAGATAAAAGAAATGACTGGTAAGGAGAATCTTATTGAAGTACCTTTTACTTTTGAAATGAATTCTGTAGTATCTTACAGACAATCTATAAGTGATGAAGGATTCTTGGAAGATTATACTGTAGTATACACAGAGTTTGGTAACGCATATTGTATAGATATCACTTATGGTGAGTTTAACTATATGCATAAAAAATTTAGAGATGACAATAAAACTGTTTGATATACAAAACAACAAAGTAATTCCATCAGAGCATTGCTATACATTAAAGACCTTAAAGGATATAATGGATAACTATCCGGATGATTATTTGACTATATACCTGTACTTGTTCTACATGACATGCCCTAACCCGGATATGAATCCATTCTTTCACATGAATGAAATAGACAAGGAAGATATAATCATAGATGAGATAGGTGCAGAGTTCAGTACAGAAGAGCCTCTTATTAGAGTAGGTCTAGACTTCTGTAGGAAAATGTATGAAACACCTACATCTAGAGCATATCAAGGTATGAAAATAGCCTTGGATAGAATAGCAACATATCTAACTTATGCATCTATTACAGATGGTAAAGATGGAAATATAGCTCAAATTAGAGCCCTTGCAAAAGACTTTGATGGTATCCGGCAATCTTTTAAAGGTGTATACAAAGACCTTCAGGAAGAACAGGACAGCAAAGTGCGCGGTGGACAAGGATTAGCTTATGATCAATAATACATATTATGGCAAGTAAAAAACCCAACATTGAAAAAGCTCCACCAAAAGGAGAGATTAAGTATTCTGTTATTCTATCTGAGGAACAGAAGTATGCAAAAGAAAGGATAATTGAAACACCTTATAACTTTATCATAGGGCAGGCAGGATCCGGAAAGACTCTTTTAGCTGTACAGATAGCACTAGACATGTTGTTTAAAAGAAGAGTAAACAAGATAGTTATTACAAGACCAACAGTTTCTACAGAAGACAATGGCTTTCTTCCTGGTACTGAAAAGGAAAAGATGGAGCCGTGGCTTGTGCCTATCAAAGCTAATATCAAAAAGGTATATGATAAACCTGAGATAATAACAAAACTAGAACAATCAGAAGCATTAGAGCTAGTATCACTTACACACTTTAGAGGAAGAACTTTTGAAGACTGTGTATGTATAATTGATGAGTTTCAGAACTTAGATAAAGCACAGTTACAAATGTGCTTAGGTAGACTTGGTAAGAATGGTATAATGATCTTTACCGGAGACACACACCAGATAGATTTAAGATTTAAGAATGAATCAGCTATTCATGATCTAGCTAAGTTAGAAAAATCTAAACATGTATTTAAAGCAGTACTAAAAGACAATCATAGACATGAAGCACTGAATGAAGTACTAAGACTATTAAATGAATATTGAATACAACATACCAACATATGAGGATGGTGAATGGAGTGAGACTCAATTTGCATCCCGTGATGATTTCAAGGAATTTATACTATCAATTTTTAAAGAACCAGGTCAGTATGAATTTGATGAGACATCCAGAATATTTAATGAGCAGGCTAGAAATTTTAACAAGAACGGTTACTACTGTGACTCACCTGTAAGAACTAAGGATTATATCAAGTACTGGGATGACCAGAAGAACAAATGCCGGAATGGTGTTTTAGTTAAGTCAGGTACCAAAAACTGGTATATTTCTAGGGATTATTATATGTGGCTAAACTTCTTACCTATCTTTGATAAGGAGCAACAGAAGTTTGACTTTGCTAAAATCCGGGATGCTCAGTATCACATGGCTCTCTATGAACTACTAGCAGAGTTACACTATAAGCATTGTGCTATTCTCAAGAAACGTCAAATAGCATCATCTTATTTTCATGTAGGTAAACTCATAAACCAATTATGGTTTGAGGCCGGTGTGACCTTAAAAATGGGTGCAAATCTAAAAGACTACATCAATGAGAAAGGATCTTGGAAATTCTTAGAAGAGTATGCAGCATTCTTAAATGAGCATACAGCATGGTATAGACCTATGAATCCTAACAAAGTCATGATGTGGCAACAGAAGATTGAAGTCCGCAAAGGTGATAGAAAGAATGAGGTAGGTCTCAAAGGTACTATGCAAGGAATGTCTTTTGAGAAAAGTGCTACAAATGGTGTAGGGGGTCCGGTTAAATACTTCTTTCATGAGGAGGCAGGAATTGCTCCAAAGATGAATGTCACATTTGGATATATTAAGCCAGCCCTTAAATCAGGTATGATGACTACAGGAATGTTTATTGCAGCAGGATCTGTAGGGGACTTAGAACAGTGTGATCCATTAAAGAAAATGATCCTGGATCCAGATGCTAATGATATCTATGCAGTAGAGTCTGCATTACTAGATGAGCATAATGCATGGGGTAGATCCGGACTATTTATACCTGAACAATGGTCTATGCCTCCATACATAGATGATTATGGTAACTCATTAGTAGAAGAATCTCTTAAAGCATTAGATGATTACTTTGAGCAGTGTAAGAAAACTATGGACCCGGAAGACTATCAACTTGAAGTATCTCAGCATCCTAGGAATATAGCAGAAGCATTTAAGCATAGAAAGGTATCTAAGTTCCCATCACATCTTGTAAATAATCAGATTAAAAGGATTGAAGATAAAGAATACTCTTATGAGTATCTAGATATCTACCGGGATACTACTGATGGAGTAGTAAGAGTAAAAGAAAGTAATAAGCAGCCTATCAAAGAATTCCCTATAAGTAAAAAGACTGAAGATAAAACAGGTGTACTTGTAGTATATGAAAGGCCAATAAAGGATCCAGTGTTTGGACAGTACTATGCATCTATTGACCCTGTAGCAGAAGGTAAGACAACTACCTCAGAATCATTATGTTCCATATATGTGATGAAAGCTCCGGTTGAAGTAACTAAGGTTACACTAGGTGAAACAGAAACATATATAGAACCAGATAAGATTGTAGCAGCCTGGTGTGGCAGGTTTGATGACATTAAGTACACACATGAAAGACTAGAACTTATTATAGAATGGTATAACGCATGGACTGTAGTAGAGAACAATGTGTCACTATTTATACAGTATATGATATCTAAAAGAAGACAAAGATATCTTGTACCAAAAGATCAGATTATGTTCTTAAAAGATCTTGGTGCTAATAAGAATGTATTTCAGGATTATGGCTGGAGAAATACCGGTGTATTATTTAAACAGCACTTACTAAGTTATGCTATTGAGTATACAAAAGAAGAGCTAGATGTTGAGACTAAAGCAGATGGTACTATAGTTAAGACTAAATATGGCATAGAGAGAATCCCAGACATCATGTTACTCAAAGAAATGCAAGCATATGTAGATGGACTCAATGTGGATAGAATGGTAGCATTCTGTGCTCTAGTAGCATTTATGAAGATACAACAGTCTAATAGAGGCTATGCTAAGAGAGTTATTATGGATGATGCAAGTAAAAACTTGGAAAAGTCAAAAAATTTATATAAATTAAACAGTAGCATGTTTAGACATATGGGACATGCAACTAGTACAAATGGTCAAGGAATTAAAAGATCCCCCTTTAAAAACCTAAAATAAATACTATGCAGGTTATAAACGCATTGCAAGCCAAGAACGGCAAGAAAGTAGAACAGAATAGATTGGGTAGTGTTACCCAACCTTTACAATTTATACCTAAGACTGAAAAGGATGAGGGTTGGGCTGCATGGAATTTAGACTGGTTAGAGTGGCAGGGGCTTAAACAAATCCGGAGAAATGCCCGCAGACTTATGAAGAACTATAAGCTTGCTAAAGGTATTATAGATAAAACTGACTACATAGTATCAGAAGATAATGAGTACAGAGACATAATAGATACACTTACACAGGAAGATGCTACAGCATTAGAATTAAAGTTCTACCCTATCATACCTAATGTAGTTAATGTTCTTGTAGCTGAGTTTGCAAAAAGAACTACTAAGATTAACTACAGGGCTGTAGATGACTTTTCATATAATGAGATGATAGAGCAAAAAAGACAAATGGTAGAGGAAACTCTTATGTCAGAAGCTCAATCTAAAATTGTTGCAGCCTTACTACAACAAGGTTTAGATCCAGAATCAGAAGAAGCACAACAACAACTTGCACCAGAAAATCTTAAATCATTACCAGAGATAGAGTCTTTCTTTAAAAAGAACTATAGATCTATGATTGAAGAATGGGCTACACACCAACATAAGGTAGATGTAGAAAGATTCAAGATGGATGAGTTAGAGGAAAGAGGTTTCAGGGACATGCTTATTACTGACCGTGAGTTTTGGCACTTCCGTATGATGGAAGATGACTATGAAGTAGAGTTATGGAACCCTGTATTATGTTTTTATCACAAGTCTCCGGATGCTAGGTATATATCCCAAGCTAACTGGGCTGGTAAAACAGACATGATGACTGTAGCAGATGTTATAGACAAGTATGGATACCTGATGACTGAAGAGCAAATGAGATCTCTTGAGGCTATCTATCCTATCAGATCTGCTGGATATAACATTGGTGGGTACCAAAATGATGGTACATTCTATGATGGTACTAAATCACATGAGTGGAATACTAACATGCCTTCATTAGGTATGAGACAGTTAACTACTGCTATGGCCGGAACAGTTTATAATGGAGGAGATATTGTAAACTACATACTATCAGAAGGAGAAGACTACTATGAACAAGGTACAGCATACTTACTTAGAGTTACTACAGGATACTGGAAGTCTCAGCGTAAAGTAGGACATCTTACTAAAGTAACTGATACAGGTGAAGTACTTACAGAAATAGTATCTGAAGACTATAAAGTAACTGATAAACCTATATATGATACTAGATTATTTAAGAATAAGACTAAAGATAATCTTGTATATGGTGAGCACATAGACTGGATCTGGATTAATGAAGTCTGGGGAGGTGTTAAAATAGGACCTAATATTCCATCATTCTGGGGTATGAATAATCCGGGAGGATTTACCCCACTATATGTAGGTATAGACAAAGGATTAATAGGACCACTTAAGTTTCAGTTTAAAGGAGACAGCTCAACATATGGAGCTAAACTTCCTATAGAAGGATCTGTATTTACAGATAGAAATACTAGATCATCTGCTATGGTAGATTTAATGAAACCTTTTCAGATTGGTTATAACATTGTTAATAACCAGATAGCAGATATCCTAGTAGATGAGTTAGGTACAGTAATCTTGTTAGATCAGAATACTCTTCCTAGACACTCTATGGGTGAAGACTGGGGTAAGAATAACTTAGCCAAAGCTTATGTGGCTATGAAGAACTTCCAGATGTTACCTTTAGATACATCTATTACTAATACTGAGAATCCTTTAAACTTCCAGCATTTTCAAAAGCTAGATCTAGAACAGACTCAACGTCTAATGTCTAGGATTAATTTAGCTACATACTTTAAGCAACAAGCTTATGAAGTAATTGGTATCAACCCACAAAGAATGGGTCAACAGATTGCACAGGAAACTGCTACCGGAGTAGAGCAAGCTGTAAACGCATCATATGCTCAAACAGAAGTATACTTTATACAACACTGTGATTACCTAATGCCAAGAGTACACCAGATGCGTACAGACTTAGCACAGTACTATCACAGCACTAAACCATCTCTAAGATTACAATACATGACTTCTGCAGATGAGAAAGTAAACTTCCAGGTAGAAGGAACTGATCTAATGCTTAGAGATCTTAATATTTTCTGTACTACTACAGCAAATAATAGAGCTGTGTTAGAGCAGTTAAAACAACTTGCTATAAATAATAACACTACAGGAGCTACTATTTATGACTTAGGTAAAATGATTCAGTCTGATTCAATTGCTGAGCTTAACCATGCACTTAAAGAATCTGAAGAGAAACAAAGAAAACTTAAAGATGATGAACTTGCTCAGCAAAAACAAATGCAAGATGAAATGCTGGCTTCTCAAGAGAAACAAAAACAAATGCAGATTCAAGCTGAAGCTGAGAAACTTGATAAACAACTTGAGAATAATGTTGTTGTTGCTGAGATCAGAGCTTCTGGATATGGTGCCATGGCAGATGTTAATCAGAACCAAATCTCTGACTATCAAGATGCAATGAAAGAGATTAGAGAAACTCAGCAGTATCAAGATCAAGTAAGTTTAGAAAGACAGAGAGAGTCAAATAAAATGATGTCTCAAGATCAGAAAAGTCAGATAGAAAGAGAGAAGATTCAAGCTCAAAAAGAAATAGCAGATAAGCAGTTACAAATTGCTAGAGAGAACAAAAACAAGTTTGATAAACCATCTCAGGATAAGAAGAAAAAGTAGGTAGCTATATAGTGCAAAAAATGATTTTGTAAATATCTGCTTTTTTAAATATTTGAAGTTTATTTGTCAAACAATTAGTATATTATATTAATAACCAATAAAAAACCAACACATGGAAGATACCAATAAAGATGTCACAACGGTGGCAGAGGTAGATGTAAATTTAGATGAATTATTTGGAACACCTGGAGCAGACAGTGTAATGCTACCGGAGGAAGCAGAAAAGAAATCTGTATTTACAAAGAATGACAATGTTAATCTTACGTTCATTGACAAACCTGAAGAGACTAAGCCAACAGCAGTAACTGAGTCTAAAG